TCGGAGAATAGAGCACCTGCGACTGCTTGTGCAGCTTCGCCAGCTGTACTGGTCATTTGCCCAGGACCCCAGTTCACACTGTTTTGATCACGAATTGCATTGGGGATAGGGATCTGGATGATTTCTCTTGCTTTTTCTTGTCTTGCATTTTGGAATTGCGGTGATGATGTATTGATTGTTGGTAATCCACCCGCAGTATAACTAAAAATCCTAATCTGGAGATAATCTTGTTCGTTTGTATCCATATCTATTGGATACTTAAGAACTGTATCTCCACCAATCAGTCTATCTTGACTTCCTGGTGTTTCTAAACCAGGAACTGTTCTATTTGCTCCTCGGAAAGCATCGATTAAGTCTGATCCATACTGTGCAGCACTTTCTACGATTGTTTGTGTGTTATTAAAACCAGAAAGTAAAGTATTTGGTTGAAGTGGTGGTAGAGTTGCATCACCTGTCAGATTTACTCTTGCCTTTTGTAGATCGACGATAGCTTTATTGTTAGCAGCTCTTAATAGTTTTGCTCCACCATTAGCCTCAATCAGATCAGCATCCCAACCTTCACCTTGGTTTGCTTCTGGAATATCTGTATAACTTGTTAAAGAAGTTGCATTCTTAATCTGGAACAGTGTTGTTCCTTCATTATTTTGAAATTCTTCATTCGTTGCCTTGATTACTGAATATGTGTCAGCAACTGCGTCAACTTTGACGTAATATGTCGTTTTAGTACCTGGAACTTGGAGTAGACCAGTACTTGAAAGTTTTTCTTCAGCCATTACTTATCCCTCCATACTCTATAGGATGGATAATCTACTCCGTTGGGAGTGACAAATTTTTCGGTAGGTAACAGTGACACGTCAGCCATCTCTGCTTCTGGAACTCTCATCATGCCACCTTGTATCCCACCAAAGTAATACCTGTGTAAGGTTTTATTGGGTACAACTACACCATCTCCACTATTTAGAAGAGATAACGCAACACCTTGTCTTAGTTTAGGTGCCAAGTAATGTAAGTTTGCTCCCAGAAAACCATCTGGAAAAGTATTAATTATGTATGTGAGTGGGAACTGATCATAATACTTCAATCTGTTTGGTTTAGTTGCGATGTAATTGAAGAAGTACATCTCTCCAGCTTCTGCTGGACCAGACTGATCTCTATCACTGTCTGGATCGTCATACTCTGGACCTTGGTAGTTTTGCAGAACTTGTGCTAAGGTGCCACGATACCAATCGCGGCTGCGATTCTTGTTACCTGCTTCAGATTTGACGATAGACGCGATACTCATTTAATACCCAGTTCTTTCTCAGTAAAGATTTTGAACTCCCAAAGACGATCATCACAGAATTCTTTACAAGCTTTCCATTTAGCTTGATTCGTACCCCATGTATAAACTTCGTTCACCCAAGTTTTTGTTTTCTTGGGTGGATTGGGGTTTGGTTCTTTACACTGTTTTGCGGGTTTGATCTCTACAACCATTCGACGCATACGACCAGTCGCGTCAATGTATTTGATGTAGAAATCTGGGAAGTACCTTCTCTTCTTTCCTGTCACAGGATCTTTGTATGGAACAAAGAACTCTTCACTACCCCATTCAACCACCTTATCTTCATGATCACAATACTTCATGAAATGCCTTTCCCAAAGAGACCTGTAGATGATATTTGTTGGGTCACCTTTATATTTCTTTGGATTGGTGGGTTTGTACTTCCCGCTATACGCCATACTTTTTCCAACCCTTAACAGTTTTTCTTTTGTCTTGTAATAACTCAGTTACATGACCTTTACTGAGGTTATGTTCATTACAAAAATGACTAATACAAGAAAATTTAACTATTACACCATTTTTTTCAACAACACCACCTTTATGGAGATGTGGTTTTGATTTATGAGCCGACTTGCGCATCAATTTTTTTGTTTCTTCTGTATGGGTTTTTCCTGCCATACCATTGATGTAATAATCTTCAGCCTCAAATACATCAGTAACGGTTCCAACGGGATTCATTCCAAGACTTTCACTAATGGGCAACATATCCCATTCAATCGTCAAGGATTTACTCATAAATAACTCTTAACTGGCTGATATCTATTTAGAACCCATGCCTTTCGGTCCAAGACGATATCGAATCGACGATATCCGTTCCAGATTTCAAACTGTTGCACTTGATAACACATATCAAGTGTATTTCAACATGAACTCTTATGTGGTCAACGCGGCCAAAGAAAGGGGAATCGATCAAAGGTTTTTGACCGAAGATCTTGGTTTGTATGTGTCGGATGCTGTTTTACCAGGATCAAGTTTCGGAGATATTGAGGTTGCTGGTGATCGTCAAGGTATCACCGAAAGAGTTGCGTTTTCTAGAATCTATGATGATGTGACCTTTAGTTTCTATGTTGATAGAGATTATAAGGTCTTGAAGTTCTTCGAATCATGGATTGAACTTGTAAATCCTCTGTCTGGATCGCAGAGTAGAAACAGTCAAGTAATGAGACTGAATTATCCAGACACTTATAAGTGTGGGATGAAGATATACAAATTCAATAAAGACAGATTTAGTCGTGGACCACAATCTGCAAATGAACTTGAATTTGATTCTTTGAATAGAATCTCCATGATTGGCTATAACTTCTTCAGAGCCTGGCCATATTCCATTGCTTCCACACCTGTGAATTACAATGGATCAAATGTGTTACAATGTAATGTAACCTTTAGATATGATCGTTATATTGTGGATAATGTTACCATCAATAGAAGTTCTAATGTAACTCCTGGTTCCATTCTTCAACAACAGGCACTCTTTGAACAAAACCTTCTTGAAGCCACTGGTGGTGGTATTGCATTGACTGGTGCTGGAACTGCACAAGAACTTTTCGAGATCAATAATATCGGTGGAGCTTTTGGTGGTCCACAAGAAGGAGACACTCCTGAAGCTTTCCAAGGTAACTTCAACATTGGAGTTGACATCGGATAGTCATTCTAAATAAATCACTGACCTACTTATCATGCCTTTACCTACAATTTCAACCCCTACCCATGAACTGACTTTACCATCAACAGGAAAGACAGTTAAATATAGACCCTTTTTAGTTAAAGAAGAAAAAATCCTTATTCTTGCGATTGAGAGTGGAGATCTCAAAGACATCACAAGAGCTATTAAGGATGTGTTGAAAAACTGCATCATGACCAGAGGTATCAAGGTGGATCAACTTCCCACCTTTGATATTGAGTATTTGTTTTTAAACATCCGTGCAAAATCTGTTGGTGAAAGTGTTGATATTATTGTGACCTGTCCTGATGATGGTGTCACTGAGGTTCGCACTAAGATCTATATTGATGAGATCGAAGTGAAGAAAAACAAGGACCACACCACCGATATTCAAATTGATGACAATTATACTTTGAGGATGAAATATCCATCTCTGGATCAATTCATCAGTGAGAACTTCAACTTTAAGGGTGATACTGATGATACCTTTGCTCTTGTAGCATCTTGTATCGATATGGTCTATAGTGAAGATGAAGCTTGGTCCGCTTCAGATTGCACTAAGAAAGAACTCATTACATTCATCGAACAGTTCAACTCTTCTCAATTCAGAGAGATTGAGAAATTCTTTGATACTATGCCCAAACTTTCACATACCGTTGTTGTGAAAAATCCAAACACGGGTGTTGATAATGAAGTGGTCTTGGAGGGGCTGTCAAGTTTTTTCGCCTGAGTATGGCTCATATAAATGCTGAGTCATACTACGAACTTAATTTTTCGTTGATGCAGTACCATAAATACTCTTTGACGGAAATTGAAAACATGATGCCGTGGGAGAGAGACATTTATGTATCTCTTCTTAGAAACTATCTTGACGCTGAGAAACTCAAACAACAACAAGAACACGGTCTCGGTTAATGGCAGTAGGATTAGGAGCGTTATTTAAGAATATCTTGAAACTTGGCGTCAAGGAAGGCGCCAAGAAAAGTATAGCTAATAAATTGTTTGGTCAACCAGAACCTCAGGGTGATCAACTATTAGATCTTTTAGAAGAAGAAAGAAGACAAAGGGCCATGGAGTTCCTTGGT